GTTCTATCCGCAGATCAGATTAGATTCCGGAGGCATATTCCTCGTCTGTCATGCCCATCAATCTAGCAGCTTCCCTTTGGTCATCAGTAAGCCTTGTTACTGGTGCTGGAGTACCGCCTTCTGGATTGATGTTTGGCGTTCTAGGGGAATTTCCTCGTAAATACGGCTTTTCTTCAAGTAGACGGGTAAGTGCTTCATCGACGCCATTAACGCCAGTAGCGGGATCGTAGGTTACTGAGCTTCTATCCATCAAAAGATATGCAGCTTGCGGGTCTACGACTCCCATTTGCACCGCTTTCACTTGAACCTCAGCAGATATAGACACGTCGGCTATTTTAGTTGCCGCCTCAGTTGCCTGACGTTCTGCTTCAGTTGCACGTTGGGCTAGTTTTTCTTGCTCGCTCAGTTGAGCTTGCTCTAACTCGTCAGCCTTGGCTGCTCTGGCTTTTAACTGATCATAATCAGAGAATTTGCCTCGTTCTTCTCTCCTGACATTTGCCATCATACGATTGACGGACTCTTGATCAAAGGTTCTGGCCTGAGTTGCCTCAGTTGTTTCAGGATTTTGAGCAGCGATATCTGGGCTTTGAGATGCCCCGTCGTCTGTCGGCTCCGTATTGGGTGTAACCATATTCTATTTTCCCCCTATTTTTGACCGCTGGGTGCGGTATTTTATTTCTATCATACTTTTATAGGATGGGTCTACTACTTTTTCTTCTTCTTTTTGCTTAATCGGTTATCCTTGGGTGGCCCACTTTTGACGCGACCCTTGGAAGCGTATCCACTTTTGGATTTTCCTGATGGCATTTTTAACCTCCTATCTTACTAGTCTTGGAACACGAAATGCGCGAGGCACTTCTA